CGAGTGTCGAGTGTCGAGTGTCGAGTGTCGAGTGTCGAGTGTCGAGTGTCGAGTGTCGAGTGTCGAGTGTCGAGTGTCGAGTGTCGAGTGTCGAGTGTCGAGTGTCGAGTGTCGAGTGTCGAGTGTCGAGTGTCCGGATCGCACTGCAGCCGCTGCTTTCAAGGTTTTTTTCTTCCGCGCGCACAAACACTCACCGCTTTCTCTAGATGCTGTCATTTTTTTGTGACGACCTTTTTGCACATTTAGTCTCACAGCTCTAGTTAATTTCGGACATGCCCACTTTAACCGGGTGCTGAAACAGGCACTTGCATGCGATGTTTGATTATTGTCATAGGCGCGATGCTGAAGCTGGCTTCTTGCTCACTTACGCAAAAGCAAAGTCCCGACGTTCATCGCGAAAAGCACAATGTGCGGTCCTCTTGAATCAGAAGCTGCAGCCGCTGGCGCGAAGTATGCGCCAGCAAACATCGACTTTGGGAAATAGGCTCGTGAAAACATCTCAGCTCACATCGTAAGAAATTGAGGTTCGATTACCATTCTCATCGACTGTTGCCGTGATTCGATCAGTCGTGTCGCCTGCATTTCTAATCACAACGGTTGGCCCTGGCGATCCACTCACTCTGCCCGCCAGCGCAGAAAGAATAAGCTTAAGAGATTGACGCACGCTAAATCCGACCTCGACTTCGCTCGCATCTAAAATATCAGCTGCGGAAGTTCCGCTTCCGGCACCGCCAGTTGCGAACGAGATCGCCTGCACCGGCTGACTATAGCGAATGCCGACACGATAATTGCCGATTGTCGAAACAAACGGGTCACCGCCGCCAGGGACTAGCAAAATTCCATCGATGACTGACAATGTGTGATTGCCCTCGTATGGCCTAACCCGCCAGCCATTTTGCAGGAATAAATAGATTGGAATGAGTGTCCCGGAAGAAGCGTCAATCTCATCTCCGCCCACAGTTGAGAACGCAGGCAGAAACTTCGCATTGTCGCTTAAAACAAACCAGTCTACCCACTTTGACCACACGTCACGAAGATCAAGCGTAGTCGTTCCGCTCGACAAGATGATTAACTTGTTTGGTCCATCGAACGTGTAAGCCACTGATCACCTCAAGGGTTCAAGTATGCGCGATCTTGTTCGGCAACGAGGGCAATTGTCTGTCCCGCTGTTCGAGTGATCGTAGCTGAACTCACCACCGGCTTACCACTTCCCGGACTACCAGCGACGACGACAACGGCTGCATCTGTGCCAGGAGTGTGTGAGCCTTGAGCATTCGAGTCGTAGGCGAAGGTAAATCCGATTTGTGGTGCCGTGATAGTTCCGGTAATCGGCGTACCATCTGCGTCGTTAACTGTGATCGCGGAACCTGTACCGTAGTTGTCAGCAAAGAACATGCGGTAGTAACCCGAACCACTCGCCAAGAACGAGTTGAAATTCAAAGTTCCAGCCGCTGTGAAGGGGAACATGTGTTCAATACCCTCGTGATCAGTAAACACGAGTCGGTTAATATCTGATGACGAGAAATTGTCGATGTACACACCAGCACTTGTTTTAAGCGTATCGCCGATGAACGCGAGAAGTGCTGATGCAGTCTTTCCGATCACAGTCCCAGCGCCAGAGTCGATGTCTGCGTTTTGTCGCAGGAGATACTGCACTTTGGTGTAGATCTGTTCAGCCGTCGCACCCGCTCCGTCAATAATCACGCGGAAGGGGTACGAGGAGCTTCCAATCGTGCGCAGTTGATCTGTGCCATAATATGTGACCGTAATGCTCGAATACGGCGCACTTGTCATCTCAGCGTCGAGCGCTTGGATTTTTAGATCGTCAGCGTTCGAAAGCGGAAACTGAATCTTGAAAGCGCCCGTGCCAGTTTCACCAACGTCGCCCAGGAGTGCATCGTCGTATGTCTTGCCAGGCTCGCGACAAAATAACTTGAAGTAGAAACGAGAATCAAAGGCGCCGTTTGAAGCGTCGCCATAGACCTGGACCGCCTCGTTGACCTCATCTAAATAGACTGTGTTTATTGGAGATCCGCTAGATACTTTTTGATAATACGGTTGAGCACCGGCTGAGAGATCACCTAGCGAAACAACTCCGACATACTGTCGCTGAAGAGCCCCAGCAGCACTGTACTCACTCCAGCCCGCATCTCTGATATATGAACGAGTCGCATCGTTTGCGAACGTCCAGCCGTTGTATGTAGCGCCATCAAACCCGACTTGATACTGGCCACTTCGGCTATCGATTGCGTACAGCGGGAACGGATAGGCTTGATACGTGCTCGAAGTCCAAAGCAGGATAAGCTTTGAATAGAGCGCTTGCATCGTCACGCCATCTTTAGCGATGAGATTGCCTGCGACGTTGAGAGTAATAGTTTTCGCAGTGGTATCGATTGCGAGTTCGGTTCCGACAACAAGGAAATCTGGATCGATAATTTTCGCCATTTATTCGCCTACTTTCTCACAATCAAGCACATAGTTTGAATTCGCCAATCGCCACTGGTTCTCGCCGATTTCAATAATTTGATCAGGCAAGAAATCGAGGTCGTCGCTCAAATGAATGATGCACTTTTCGCCGTGGCAGACGAATTCATGGCCTATGTATTTTCCGTCAGTCGTCGAAGTAATTTTTAAAGTCATCATTTTGACCTCATGGATTCGAGTAGGTTCGATCAATTGATTGAGTTACTAAGAAACTAGCGGTCGAGCCGTCGAGAGCGACACCATTCGCGCGGTAAGGCACAAAGCCGGGAAGGAACACACCGATGTCGATGGTCTGTGCGCCAGCGTATGTCCATTCGTATGGAGATGTGACGGAGTCACCTGTGGCGAGCACGTTTGCAGTCCCGCTCTCGTAAATCACAACGTCACTGCCCGTCTGAAAGCCATAAACAATGAGCCGCACGGAAGGCACTGACACTGTGATGCTTGGGCCGCTGTTCGTGTAGGCGGTGCCAGTCGGGAGCTGCACTGTCACGGCGCCGCCTGAGTTATTGACGAGCGTGACCGTGCCCGAAAACTTCGCGGCTCCGAAATTGTAAGTACCAGCCGTTGTGAAGGTAAAAACGTTCGAATCATAAGCGCCTGATTTCGCGCCAGGCGTAGACCACTCAACTTTGCCTCCGCCCCAAGTCATGCCGTCATAGTTCGGTTCAACGACTGTCCAGCCGCTCGCGAGAGCATACAGAGCACCAGCTCGCGTGAGGGGAATATCTTTGTTGAGATGAGTTGCCGACCATGCGCGTGTGTAGTCGTAAAACTTTTGTGCTGTGTTCGCAGTCCCTGATGAGAATGTGATGCGCGTCGTATCGCCATCGATCGCCACACCACTATACCCAGCCGCTGTACTCTCAGAGTCCACTACATACGCATCAACTACACGAGCCGCACTGGTCTCTTGTGTGAGATCAAAGCCGTAATGCCTGCACTGAGTAACAAACGGGTCATCTGGGACACCGTCGAAGTACACCTCGCCAGTCGTCACGGTTTTAGCTTGTGCACTGTACGTGAGGGAGAAAGTCCCAGCGTAACCGGCTGAGTTAGTGATCGAGAGATCGTACTTTTCCCAAGCATTGTTACCAGCCGATGTACTCGTAAACGTGACAGGAGTCGCGCCCATTCCTGAGAGAGTCACGCTCGGATAAGTGCAATCACCGGCATTATAAAACGCAGTAGACATTTTGACGTATCCAACGACTCGCACAGTCTGACCAACAGCACATGAGATTTTAATCTCGCGAGTGAGGGGTAGTGTTGCAGAGATTGGTCTCAGCGCACACGATGACGAGCTGCGATTGACGATTGAGTTATTGCGCGAGACCTGCCCGTACTTGTTAAGCAAATATTGTTGAGTCGTATCGCTATTGATGTTTTTCGCGAAAACGAACGACTCTTCAGACATGTTGTTGAGATACGTGACGTTCGGGAAATTGATCCGCGACATGTTGATAGTCGGGTTATTGACAGTGATCTGGACGGCGTCACCGAGCGACTGTGTGTACGCGAGAAAACCTGTGTACCCGGCAACGTCATTGAGTGCTGTTGGGATTGTCGTGCCGAAATCACAGTCTGACATTGTTGTCGCGAGCCAGTTGTATTGCGCGCCGAAGTGGAGGAGTACGCCGGTTCCAGAGTTTCTCCGTCCGCCGAATTTACAGCGCCGGAACGTGGCGCCGATGTTTGCGCCGATGGGAGTAAACCAGCCGACACCTTGTCCTGAGATCGCGCAATCGTTGAAATCTAGAGCACCATAGGCAGATTGCGGATTGATACCAGCGCCGAGAAACGTACACGAAGAAAACGTCGCGCCTGATTTTGCAGAGACATAGTGTCCGTTATTCAGTGATGCATCTCCGACAAACAGACATTGGTCCACAATCAATCGCGAATCACAGAACGGCATCTGAATAGTTGCTACATAAGTTCCGTTTACGTCTCGCAACAAGTTGATCGCGCACTTGTAGAGCTTTTTAAACGGCATCTTCCAAGCCGTCGCTGAGTAGTTAGCATCTGAATCGATCGCAAATCCATAGTTTGGATACGCACCACCGATCGTCATTACCGATGTGTAGCCCATCTCATAGTCGTTATAGTTACTCGCCGAACCAAGTTTAAGAGCGAATCCACCGCGATAAGTGTCGTTGTAATTTCCGATTGTGACGTTGCTTGTGAAGTTGCCTACGTAAAGAGAACTTTTGATCGCGTAGGAATGCGCATAAGTCGTTGCCGCTGTGAGAGGCACAGTCGTGGCACCTGGCGTATACCCACTCCCAATTGTGACAATGTCTCGTCGTTTGTCAGTCGTCCAATCTGTTTGGATGATATAGAGTCTATCACCGACTTGCCAGCCGGTCGCATCGGATACAGTGAGAGAAGTCACGCCAGCCGAATGGTCAGCCGTGAGATTTGTCACAAGAGTTTTCGGAGCACCCCACGCCGAGAACTTTCCGCTAGCTACAGTCGCAAAACCGTATTTGTTGTCAGCCATCGCAGCGGATTTATTTAGATACATCGTCGCAGTCACGCCGAGTGGGATTGGACTCGCTTCAGTGCCCATGTCCCACTTACCGCCCGCCGCCACACGACAGTTGCCATAAAAAGTGATCGAGCTATTAACCGTGCGCGAGTGAAGGACCGTGCCTAAAACCCAAACGCTCGTTGTAGTCGATACTGAGTTAATGACAACTGTAGCAGTCGAGTCGTCGCCCCATGTGTAAGCGCCATCGAGCGTAATTGTGTGGCCCGCTGAAATTAGCACTCGGTCACCTTGCACTGGTACAGTGCCCGACGACCAGCAAGTCGTGTCCGAAGCGAGGCCAGATTTCAGCGAATAGATGTTTGCCACTTCTTATCCGATCAATGATTTTAGGTTCGCGAGCTTTGCTTCATATTGAGCGCGTACAGCTTCTGCAGCTTGCAATGCCGCTTCCGCCTTTTTTTCTTTTTCGACAATCGCGGTTTTTTGCATGACTGATTCAGCGGCGAACTTTGCCTGTTCGGCTTTAAGCAGTCGAGCACCCTCCGCGCAAACGTTTTCACGCTCGATGATGTTTGCCTCTTTTATTTCAAGCTCAACCTTCAGAGATTGAAGCTCAGAGTCTTTCTGCGATAACTTAGTTTCACGTGCAGAAATGTTATCTTCTTTCTCATGGCAGGCTTTCAATCGCGACTGAGCCTCTGCAGCCGCTGCTTGGTTTTTATCAAGCATTTCTTTGGCCTCTTCGCCAATCGCTTTCATTTCAGCGACCATCCGTAGTGCATCTTGCGCTCGTTCAGGATTCGAAAGTAGCTCAACTAGTGTTGCGATTTCGGAGCCAGAGCCATAAACCATGTTTGCTGCCATCATAGCTTTACCTCTTAGCTGTTCGCGACAACCGCGATTTTGTGGTTTGGCTGAACTTGGAAATACTCCGTAGAGTTAGCGACCATTCGTTTTGAATTGGTCGTCGCGGCTGGATCGTAACCAAACTCAATCGAGCATGTCATATCAGTGTGAACGCTGATCATATATGAATCTTGCTGAAACGGCTGTGACTGCACGCTGCCTGCAGTGATGTTTAAGACCTGCGTTGCGAGCGCTGGAACTTTCGCAGCGGGAAATAGATTACCGCCCCATGTGCCAGGACCAGTGTGCTCTGTGATGTATAATTTCGCCATTTTTACTTCTCCTTAAATTTAACTTTAAACGAAAGCCATAGGAATTTCTTTTTGAATCGGCACAGGCCAGCGATAGGCTAGCACGCGAGATTTTGCGAACCACTGCTTCGTAACAGCGTCGCCCTGATTGCCACCTAGCAAGTAAACAGCATCTGTCGTTTCATCTAGATAGAATCCAACGTGACCAGCGTCAGTGCCACGCTCAAGCACTACTACACAGCCGTATCGAGGTTTATCTGCTTTAGTGCCGTAGGAGCAGTATGATCGCGCCCAGGCATTGCGAGTCGACTTCATGTTTGCTTGCTGCAAGCACCACGAGACGAAAGCACTACACCACGGCACCTCGTCTTCAGATGCAGCAAGTGTCGTCGCTTTGTGATACTCAACGATGCGCGGATTGTTTCCGCTGCCTGTGACTTCATGCTGGCCTAGCTCGCGATTTGCAATCGTCATCCAAGGCGTGATGTCGTCTTCTTTGATGTCACGAGCGAACACGTCTTCAAATGGTACCTTCGCGACTATGGCTTGAATCTTTGCGGTCTTGTCGTACTTGCCGCCAGGGTGAATTACGGCCCAATAAACGCCCGGCTCTCCTACGGGAATGAACACTTTGCCGCGCTTAGCGATTTGCTTCGCCATGATTCTGACGGCGAGATTGATGTTTTTGAGCGGATCTTTCAAATCTTCGTAGGAGTAACCTAGGTTGATCCCATAGTTTGTCTGATCAACTTGGCTCAGTTGGAAGAGACCAACGCTCCAAGTGTTTTTATTTTCCTTTGTGCCGACGTCTGGCTCTTCTTCCCAGGGAATCCAACTGCTTTCAAAAGATGCGACAGCTGAGAAAAACTCCGTCCACACTTTCAAACGATCCGATTTCGTCATTGAACGATACTTCGGATGGATTTTCTCAACGTCTGATGCCGAGTCATAAACGCCGAAGAATTCGCCGCCGATCATGAACTGAAGCTGTTTAGTCCACTCGCTGCGATTTGCGTGACCGATTTCCCAGGTCGGAACCCAGCCGTTGCCGGGTCCTGATTCACTGGAAGGGAGCTTCACGGGCGAGACGTTCTCGATTTGAGTTTCAGGCTTTTTTACTTCAAGTGTCCCGCGACGAAAGATACTCATTTTTTAGCCTCGCAACGCGCTTTTTGTTTCAGGATGTAGCCTTTAAGATTCGTCGCTGAATCAACGTCCATGACAACGAAAGCATGTAGGTCATCGAGCGACTTAACAGGGACTCGCACACCGGCAACAGCCTTTACGTTGCCTTCAGAGTCGAAGTCTTTTTCGAGATCGAAGCAGAGCCGGTAATGGCTTTCGGCGTTGAGCATGCAGATCCACCCCTTGGGAGGCTTCGCTGCACAGCCAACAATAAGCAAACTACTTGCTAAAAACGTCGCGAGCCGCACGATCAAACTCCTCGTCAGTTTTTGCCGCTTTCACTGCTTCGACTTGTTCACGGATTCGCTCGTCGATGCGTCGATCAGATTCAATCTGCGTTTTAATGCGCAAGCCTTTCGACTCAAGCCATGCAAGTATTGCCTTCACGACGCGTTCGACGAGCCAAGCCATGTCTAACTCACTTGTTTAAAATGGATTTCAAAATGCCTTTGAAAAGGCCATAGACGCTGTTTGCGGCGACTACCTTCGACTCGCCCAAAAGCTCGCTGAGTGCCCACATGAAAGCCAAAGCCAGTTCTAAAGTGTGCTGATTGAACTCCATTATTTGCCCCCTCTAGTTTCTAGTCGATGAATGCGATCTTCGTGTTTATCGAGTTCCTTTTCGTGCCACGCCGTCTTCTCAATCGTCTTCGCAATCTGTTGATTGAGAGATTCAATGGAGCTTCTGAGCCCCTTGATTTCAGCAACGCCAAACACGATTGCACCCGTGACGATTCCTTGAAATCCCCATGTTACGAAGTCGTGAAAGTTCACGCTTGTACTCCGTTCGCTTGGAGGAACTCGTCAATCTTCGCGAGCACGTCGATGATTTCTTGAGCGGAGAAATAAACTTGAACTTCAGGCAGTGCGATCAGCATGCGCGCGGTAACGATTGCGCCATTCCACAGGCAGCGTTCGATATTAGCGAGCGTCTGGTTCTGCATTTGCTGTTCGAATTGCTCGCTCGTAAGTTGCTTTGATTCGTTGATTGACCAAATCATCGCGATCAACTCAGCACCGAACGTCTGTGCTTTGAGACCAAACTCGATTTTGATGCGAGCTTCAGTCTCAGCGGTAATGTCGATCTGTTGAATCGTGTACGTCGCCGCAAGTTTATACTCAGTGCGCGTCACTGCTGGAATTGCGGGAGTTATTTCAGCTCCATTTTCTTCGTTCACAGCGGGCACTTCTGGAATAACTTCGATCTCACGAGTTTCAATAGCGTCAGTAACGTCTTCTTGATCTAGAGTCACCCAGCGCTCAGGTTTTCCCCACGCATTGTTAGCCACACACTCGGCAATCCAAGCCGATGGGTCTTCCATTTCGACTGGGCCGTGAGTGATGACGCCGTTTAGATTTTTAATCGTGATTTTCTTCATTAGTTACCTACTCTTCTAAACGAAACCCAGTTGTAATATCCGTTTGCGATCAACGGTAACGAGCCGCCAGTCGATTGATATAGATAAATAGAAAGAACATCTCCAGCGATACACTGAGCGCGAAGGGTCGCTATACCTGCAATTGGCATTAATGATGTTCCAGATTTTGGGAAGTTGGCTGACTTACCAACCACTCCATTTTTATAAAGTCTTACCTGGTTATCGGTCGAAGCTGCTGCTGTATTGCCGTAGTAAAATGAGCACGTCGCTTCATATTCTCCTGGGATCGCGACGGTAAAATCACCTGTCGTACTCAAAGATCCATGAGTGTTTTTCTCGATTACCGGAAGTGCAAGCTTCGTAGCTGTGCTGTTTGGAATACTCGGAGCTGATTCGTTACTACCGATTGCGCTGATACTTTCTCCAGCGACGATCGTCGAATTCCCGCTAATTCTAGTCAGTGTTAATTGAGCTGTGTTTATCGTGGCGGGATTAGTCGAAGAGCTGTTCGAGACATACATTTGCACCGTATCGCCTGCTTTGAGCTTTACGATGTCAGAGCCAGAGAGACGCACATATTGACCAGGACTGATGAACATCCCGATTTCAACAGATGTTCCGCCGTTGATTTTGTATTTGATCGAAATGTTTCCGGTCACTGCTTGGTTGAGATTAAGCATCTCAGTGAGATGGTAAACTCCAGGTACTTTCACTGTATATGTAGTAGTCCCGTTCCATCCACCAAGCTCATCGATAGCAGCCGTCGCTCCGAGAGTGATCAATTGATCAGTGCCGCCGTTTGCGATGTTTCCAGATGTCGCGACTGATTTAAATGCGACAACTCGGCCATCACCCGCAGAGTCGGAACTTACAGTCGAGCTTCCCCAGCCCTGAATCTTGACCGACCCCATGACTGAAAATTCAGTTGTGGTGCCTGTGAGATCGCCCGAAGTATAGCGAGTATTCGCTCCTGGCTTAATCAGAATTACCCGACTTGATAGCCCATCAATAATCTGAGCAGTACCGGCCGAATCAAATAAACCAGTCGAGTGGCTATACCTGACACAAGTACCAACAATATAAACGCTATCTCCGTTCGAAACAGGAGTCCCCACAGAAGGGAGCCCAAACGACAACAGGTTTGTTCCGGATGAAGCAGCTCGCCCTGTCGCAAAAATCTTAAAATAAAGCGTATCGCCAATACGTTGGTATTTGCCTGATCTAGTTGTCCAGTTCGCGGAGTCATCAGTCGTCGCTAAGTATATACTCGGCGTATATGAAGCCCAGTCAGTAATCAAAGATGCATTAACCGTAGTCTGCGGCCCCACGCTGAATGAATCAAACTTCATCGTGTACGGATTGCTAGTACCGCCTGTCGAGTGAATACAAAGACGATAAGAAGCCGTGGACGTTAACGCTTGAAACGTCGCAGTTTGTTTATATGTAGTCCCAACTACACCTTTTGGGATTGAGAACCCAACTGGCTGAATGACTGTAGGAGTCCCAGTCGGATCAGCAATGATATAGCAAGCCAATCGGCCATCCGCATACTCACCAAGAGAGAGAAACTCATACGAGAAACTGATGCTAAGAACTTTCCCAAGATCTTCGCGGTCAATCGTAAAGTCGGTACTAATCCCCTCACCGCTTGTATTTCCAATCGGCGAGATGAGCTGAAAGCTATTCAGTCCCTCAAGCGGACTATCCGCAGTCACGCTAAATTGCAGAGACATTGCTCCGGTAATTCCAGCGCCAGTTTCAGGAGCCGATGCAAAACCAGCAGTGTCATCGTAAGCTCGCCAGCCAGTCGTGGTTCCGTCGTCCGCTTTTGGATTCGTGAGATAGTTTTTTACACCACCGCCCGAAGCTCCTGAGCCAACTTCTTTTTCTAATCCACCTGAGTTTAGCGTATAGACTTTGCCGTCTGTTTTTGCGTAGAGCTTTTTAAATCCCCACTCCGGGTTTGCAGGAGTTGACGACAATTCTGAAAAACGAAGCGCATCAGAGATCAATGGATCTGCGTGAGTCTTATTAGTGAGAGTCTTCGTATTGTCGTCAGTGAGAAGCTTTGACGTATCAGCGATACCGTGAACGCTGATTGTAGACGAGGCGTGCTCCGAAACAGCATTGCTAGCTGTCGATGCTGACGCTGACGCTGCTGTGGCTGATGTTTGGGCTGCTGTTGCTGAGCTTGCGGCGTTCGTTGCCGACGTTGCTGCACCACTAGCAGAACTAGAAGACTGTCCGGCATAGGTCAGGGACTGTGTTGCGTAATCAAGAGCTTGACCAGCGTATCCCAAAGCCTGCTCGGCATAATCAAGCGCTTGCGCAGAATATCCTTGAGCATCTGTAGCCTTTGTCGATGCCACACTGGCACTCGCTGAAGCATCGGCTGCTGCAGTTTCAGCCGTGTTCTTTGCATTTGCTGCATCTGTCGCCGAAGCTTGGGCGTTTGTAGCGCTGACTGCTGATTGAGCCGCTGCTGTTTCAGCTAAAGACTGCGCATCTTGTGCATCGGCGATTGCCCCAGCGAGAGTTTCTGTGTCAGCGTTCGCGATGACGAAACTATCGTGCGTCCAAATCGTTGCATCATTCGCATCTTTGAGAATGAGCTTGTAGGCCTGAGCGCTTAAGAAGATCAGCGCTTCGCCACGCGAGTTCAAAACGACAGGATTCGCGTTTGGAATACTTCCCGATTTGTCTGCGTAGGTTGTAAGAGGTATTGATGAACCAGCTTTGAAGGAATATAACTTCCCTCCAACCAAGGGATCACCGTTATCGTCAAAGAATTGCGAGCGAGGACATGGAAGGAGTTCAGCCATAGCCTCAGTGTTTGACCGCTAACGGTTTACATCAAAGTAAACCCCTTGCATCACCCTAGTTCTGCTTTTATTTGCGCAATAATCGAACGCATCGCTTTTGAGCCTGGCTTAAGGTCAGACGCCTGCATGAGCAGATGCTTGATCTTCGGATCAGAGAGCATCTGGTCGCGCGCGTTGCTCAAGCCTGGGTTATGCTCGGCGACCTTGGAAAATCCATCAGCTACCCACTTCTCAGGGCCCTTAAGAGGTGTTGGCTCCTTTGGCTGTTCCTGATAGGTCGGCGGCTGACTGGGCTCCATATCAGTTGGCACTTCGTTAGACGCTGCTCTTGGAAGCCTCGTTTCTTCTGCGGCCGCAAGCGCACGACGAGTCAGATTGATAACCGTTGCCTTGAATACTTCAGGGCTAGATGTCGCAAGATTTTTGAGTTGAGGCGCCTGCAGTAAACGCTTTGAGATCTTGTCAGCGGTTAGCGCAATTGCGGTCGTACCGTATTTTTCAACAGCCTTCTTCCCAAGTAGTGCTGCGCCCGCAGTTTGCCAATCACCCGTAGCCCACCCGTATCCTAGGCCCGCACTTCCTACGATTGTGTCGGTCAAGCCAAGCCACTTGTGCGAGCTCTCACGATCCATTCGATCGCGAGCAACGTCAGATACGCGCTTAGCCATGCCGTACTCACGATTAGCGGCTTTTAACTCACTCAAAACAGCATCATCGCCGAGCGATTCAATCGCTGTGTCGATGTTTTGCGATAACTTCGTGCGAGCTGCGTAAAATGCCTTCTCCACTGCTGGGTCTGGCTGAATCGGATTCCGAGAATATTTGATTCGCTCATCCAATGCGCCCTTCACTTCATTGGTCTTCCCGAGGGACATTGGATTTCGAACTTCGTCAGGTCTAATTGGACGAGCTGGCGCCGATGGCTCAATCGGCATTCTCGTTTGTCCACCCCGGTTAACTACAGAAGGGAGATTCGCCTCTGCATAAGACCTTGGCACAAGGCCAGTGCCCTCAATCTCACCTTGTCGCCCAAACATTGAGATTTGCTCAGCGGCGTGCTGATCTAGAAAATTTTGTTGAGCACTAGGCACAAGCTGCTCAGCGGCTCTAGTTCCCGCCCGCTTGCCAAACGGATCATCGAGCGTACCGAAAACGCGTTCAGCCTCTGTCCTCGCAGTAGGCAATTCTGGTAGGTAATCTTGAGTCATGAGCGGCTGCGGTTTAGCTGGCGCCATAATCTCTGCGGGCTTGCCGTTTAACTCGACCTGTACCTTGCCCGAACCTGTGCGCTGTCCATCATCAAGCATGCCTGAGAGAACAGGCTGCCTTGGGTCTTGAGCGGATTTCCCTAGAGCGTCTTTATACTCGCGGCGATCGCGCATAAAGTTACGAAGCTTAGGCAGATATGCCTCGACCTCGCGTTTATATGCAGCCTGCGCCTGTTCGTTTGGCTTATCACCATGTCTCGCGGCAACTTCATCTAGATACCCTGACAGGCGATTTACGGCCGCATCTGCGCCTTCGGTTTCTCCTAAAGCCTCGCGAGCTGCTTTAAGCAATTCATTCTTGTCGCGCTTTGGATCAAAGCCGACTTTGTTCAAAACAGCTTTCATTTGCTCGTCAGCATTTTCATAAATCGAACCGATTTTTTCTCCGGCTGCGACTTTTCGCGCCGTGAATTTCTCGGTCACATCGTCGACAGAATCTCCAAGCTTCAGCTCTCCCGAATCGAGCATATAACGCCCGACCTTACTCGCCGATCCATCGCGACGAGCGGCGCGCCAGTCTTTGAGCATTGCACCTGTTGATTTAAACGCTGCACTCTCGGCAACATCTTGCGCTTTCTCGCCTACCCACTTTTTCGCCTGGTCAATCACCGGCTGGGCACGCTTTGCGCCGTAGGCTACGCCCTTTTCCAACCCGTGCGCAGCCGCGCCGCCTCCTAGGCCGAATAAAGCACCAAGACCCGTATCGAGCGCCATACCCTTAATGTCTTTAGCTTCGCTAGAACCAAGGCCCTGACCTGCGCCATAGGCTGCGCCTAGCCTCATCGCTTGCCCCAAGGTCTTCGTCTGACCGCCAGGGATCAGCATTCCACCTGCGACACCTCCAGCGAATTCCCCGGTCAAATATGAACCAGGATTTGCTGATTGAGCATCATGAGCGGCGGCTCTTTGTTGATCGCGGCGAGCGATATATGCGGCTCTTAGCTTTTCACTATCAATCCCATTCGGTGCCTGAAGCCCGAGCTCGGAAAACGAATTTGCGCCCAGGCCCTTCAATCCAATTGCCTGGCCTGCAGCTTCAGCTGCGCCCGACAACTCGTCATAGAATCCAAAAGTCAGGCCTTGTTCAGCTCCGCGCAACGCCGACTCAGCTTTTGAGCCCTTAGGCGCTTTAAACGTCGGATCGCTCACCCAATCAGAATCATGTTTGGTGAATGATGGATCGCTTACCCATTCGTTGTCAGCCATCGTTACCGCCCAGCCACGTTGGAATTGCTGATTTCTTCTGAGCCATCGCTATAGACAAGCTTAGTCTGGCCTGTTCGTTTATTGATCATTCGATCAACGACCGTTCTTTTGCCGCCGCTATCAGCTTTCGCGTACCCTGACGCCTTCGTGACTGACGCGAGCTTTTCCTTGATGGACTTAAGCTGAGTGTCGATTTGCTTTTGGCGAGTGCTGTCTCTAGTGAAGAAAGATCCTAAGCTTGAAGGGTCTGAAGTGATCTTTTCAAGTAAGCGCATATCAGGCCCGGTCAAAACGCCGAGCTGATACATGTTATCACCCTTGGCGAGAAGCTGAATCTCTGTTGCCAAGGATTCCATTTCAGTTCCACCCTCGCCGCCATACTCGAAAGATCCATTTTCCGAAACAAGGTCTTTCAGTCTGCCAAGCTTGGTGACTAGCTGTTCGGCGTCGCCCGTAGCCTTGCGAAGTTTCATTGCCTCTTCAGCCTTCGGCATGACCTCGCCAGTGCGCCGATATCCTGGGACTGCGAGGCCGAGCTCTTTCTCTTGTCGATCAGTCTCGAACTTTTTAAGACGTTCCATCGCAAGCGCTTGTGCTACCGGGTCACCACCGCTGTCTTTCCTGCGAGCATCAGCGTTGAGCTTATAAATCTCAGCTTTCTCTTTGGAAGTCTTCAGCGCCTCGGCTGCCTGGGCTTGCTGATGTTTCGCATGATAGAAGCTGACCATAGGCTTTGCCGCTTCGAAGCTTTCGGGAAGCTCTTGCGGTTTTGCCAGCCCAGCATTGACCAATCCTTGGCGAGACTTTAGCCATTCGGCCTGCTGCGCTTGAGGATCTTGAATCGACATGAGATTTGTCGCAGTCTGCCCTACGGTTTGAAAGAGTTCGTTCGTTCTCTTCCTTTGAGCATCGGCTTGTTCAGTCTCAAAAGCCTGCTGCTGCCTCTGAGCGGCCTGCTCTTGCAGCGCTTGTTGCTTTGCTTGAAACTCATTTTGCCGCTCTTGGTTTTTCGCCTGCAGATAGGTGTTCGCAGCGCCTTGAATACCAGAGACGAGGTCAGACAGGTTTCGGCGACTACCTTCAGCGTAATTGGAATACATGCTTGTATCAAACGGCATAGATCACCTCACCCTTTCGCCATCATTGCGAGAGAAAGCGATGCGAGTTTTTGAAGATTAATCGTCTTCACCCCATCTTTTTCTTCGACGATCTTCCGACCAAGTTTAGATTTCTCAAGGTCTTGAGCCATCACGCCAGCATATTCGCCCTCGCCCATTTCATCGTCCTTGTATTTAAATGAATATGGTTTAATGGCTCTTTGAAATTCGCCAAGGTCTTTTTTAGAAATCGGCTCAATGTCTTTTTTCACTCGCTCGTCACTAAAAAGCATCTGCCCGCCAGCCGCTCCCATCGATGCACCGACTGATGCGCCAGCCGGGCCGCCAAGGGCAAAACCAGCACCTGCACCGAGAAGAGTTCCCATCTGACCCGCCCGCGCTTGCCCAGCTTGAGCATTCGCCATTTGCGCTGCTGCCTGGGCATTAGCGAGGCCTGTCGTAATGTTAGCTGATTGATTGCCGTAGTTTTGAGCCGCACCGTTGAGACCGTTTACGGCACTCATGCCAAGGTTCGCCAAACCTGTCAGGCGCCCCGACTCGCGATTATAGACATTGCCATACTCTTGGCTTGCCATGTTCTGCCCGTAGTTCGCGAGCGCTTTGAGTGTTGCACCCGAACCGTTAAGACCTCGCGCTCCGGCCGATCCAGCCGTTGCTTTCAATCCTTGATCGAGTCGGAACTGATAACCTGGATCGGTTTGCCAGTTCTTCATGAAGTCGTTATTAGCAAGTGAAGTCAGCGCCGTTGTGCCCGCGTTCATCCAAGGCTGAGCGTTTTGCTGTTGCTGCTGATAGACTTCCTTCAAATCGCTCTGGGCCCGAGCTGCCGCCCGCTCTTGAGCAGATGTGTCCACGCTTGGTTGCGATCCCATATTTCAAATCTCCTTCGCGATCAAAAGTACATCATGATTGGCTGAATAAACCCGAAAGCCTCGCTTCAGAGCTGCGGCGAGTGTTCGCATCGCTCCTGGGTCAGAAAGATAAATTGTTGCCGTCACTGTCTTGCAGCCTTCTGCCTTAGCCGTAGCAATTAGATTCCGAAGAAGGTCAGATGCTGCGGAACTTCCGCGTGATTCTACTTGAATGAAACCTTCGGCTAGAAAGCATTCCTCGCCTTGAATCTTGTAGATGATGAATCCGCGCTCATCCTCGATGATTCGCTTCCCTTCACGCTCGCTGAGATATTTGGCGAACAGAGTGTTTTGAATCATCAAATCACCTTCATCAGATAAAGAACTTGGATGGATTCAGGCTGAATATTTTGAGCCGCTGAACCAGATTTGTTTGTGTATGAATCGCCCAAGCCCGTAAAAGGCGCGGTAACCGCAAGCCCAGAGTCATATAGATGGATAGCTTTCAGCGAGGTGCCGGTCTGAGTCTTACTCACAGCAAGCAGTCCAGCGGAATTCCCGGACGAGTCGAAGGTTGCGTCATGCCCACCGCTATAGCCGGTCGAGTGATACCATTGGTGGCTGTGCTGAAGATTGACTTGATGGCTTGAGTTGCCGACCGAAGACATTGAAAAAACGCCGTCTTGAGTTGTGGTCGCCGATCCGACCGCATACTTAGAATTAAAGTTTGGAAGGTGCTTACCAAAAAGCGGGCTTGAAGCCGCGCCATCCGATACCCACGCGCCAGCGCCATGCTGAGCATCGTAATTGGCCTGGAGAACCTGCTGGCCAGAGCAAATCATCCAACCTCGCCCCACTGGAGCTAGGCCGTTAAACGTGTGGTGAAGCTTGATGTCGCCGACTGACCACTTCGCTAGATCCTCAAGTTTCGCCTGAGTAATGGATTGATCAAGAATGTTTTGCGTAGTAACTGCATCATCTTGAATTTTGCTGGTACCAACTGAGTTATCAGCGAGCTTGGCATTTGTGACGGCATTGTTCTGAATGCGGCTTGTTGTGACGCTACCATCGCTCAAGCCCGCCGAGGCAATAGCGCGCGTGCTTCCAATGCGAACCTCCCCAGCGCCACTAGGCGGCGCGGTGTTGAAGATAAGATTTTGTCCGCTTACTGAAAACTCACTCGTCATGTAGACGATGCGATCACCGGACGAAGATTGAACAATCACCGTGCAATTCTGCGCAACTTCAGGCTCAACGCCCAAAGCGAACGTGGTCTGCACTCCGTTAGTCGTAATCGGAACGATCGTCTGAAGTCCGACCGCTGTAGAGTTCGCGCCAGTGACTTGATCGACTGTCTTGATCAGCGCATCGTTCTTATCGAAGATTGTAAACTTCACCGATTGAATACCGATGAAGATGTCTGCAGAACCAGCCGAGTCGAGAATGATCGGATTTGTGTTCGGCGTGAACGCAGCGTCTCTGTAGGTCGTGAGCGGCGTTGTGGTTCCAGCCTTGTAGGTGTAGACCTTGCCGCCATCTAGCGGCTTGCCATTACTATCAAAGAATTGTGGTCTGAAGTAAGGAACGACATCAGCGGCCATGTGTAGTCACCTCGATTTTGCTTCCATTTGCGGGCGCTGCGAGAAAAATGATTTTGTTGCCGCTCACAGAGTACGAATCCTTATGTTTATAAACACCGTTCACAAAAACCATGGTGTGATCTTTATCTTTCGGTTCGCTTGAGAGAGTGAATTGATTGAGTACGCCGTTGCCTGTGAACTCAATGACGATCATCTCTTGGCGATTGATGAGAGCGCGAAGGAACATCTCCCAGGCTTTCGAGAAGAAGCCGTTTTCAAGTGGCGCTGTCTTAAATGGAGGTTCAAGCTTCACAGCCATTAGCTTTTTCCTCCCTCGACATCAATCTCTGCGCCTATGACAACGACCTTCACTTTGTCTGTGATTCGCATGCGGTAAACACGATCACGGCTCATACCTAATCTTCGCCAGATGAGGCGATGCCGGAATTGACCAATTTTGCCTACCGCCGCCCAATGTTCGTTTGACCAAGTGTGCCCGCCGTCGTCGGACCAATCGAGAATACACTGCGGGTCTGAGCCCTGCGAATTACCGTCAAGACCAACGCCCGTTTCCATATCGATCTGAAGAGTCTTATGGCGAACGCGCTTAAGTCCTGCAGTAACATGCGGTGCCGTACGAAGGCGCACGATTTCTTCATCGTCATCGGTGTAAATCTCTTGGCTCATCTGATAGATGCTGCCATTTTCAAAATCGCCGACGAGATGAATGCCGCCTTGAACCGTTGGAGCAAAGGCGTAACAGTTAGCTCGATGCCGTTTAAACTCGCCAGCATCAAGCCGAGCGCGTTCATGCCACATGCTAGTGGTCAGGTCATAGACCCATGTCCCTTCGTCAAACGATAGGACATAGAAGAAGTGCCCGCCCTCTTGATACGTGTAGGCAATTGCACTTTCAGGACTAGCGTAGGAGTTAATCGCAAATTCAACCGCGTGCGTGCTTACGCGTTTAGGCTGATAGCCTTGAGTCATGTAGACGATGCCACGGCCCTCTTTATTTCGGCCGAGCCAGATGACTGAGCCTGCAACTGTAGCTGGGCTGTAGCGAGCAAAGCACCCGATCTCAAGAAAGCCTGATGCCGCTCTGATAAACGGAGCATTCACATCGCCGCTTGATTGCCAGATTTCAGTTGAGCGCTCACCAAAGAACCAGAGGTCTCGGTAATTGTCGACGACCGCAAGAAGCTTGTCAGGATCACCTTCGGCCGTAAAAAACGAGAGCGGGTCAACTGCAGGAGACTCTAAGTCAGAGACGAAGAATTTCCCCGTATTGAGCTTGTTGTAAATTCGGTAGCCGTCAACAAGCGCTACGTGCGAGCCGCCAAACGAACCGTCGTAGGGTTCAAGGACGAATGCGCCTTTGTAGCCTGCTGCGGAAAATGACTGAAACGTCTCGGTGATCACCCCAGCGTCATTATAGCGCCGCCATAGATATTCTTGGTCGCCGCCAACGAAGACAACAAGCTCTTCGGTAAAGGGAGAACCAGAGACCATTTCTTCTGCACCAATGGTCGAAGTCGCGCGCACGAGCGGCGTGTTCACGTTCATCGCTGTCGCGTAAAGGCTAGATGACCACGAGTCAGTCAGTGTGTCGTAAGTGATTTTATAGAGTCTGTTTTTTGAAACGACGAGGATGATTCCGGAAGGTGTCACGTGAATGCACCTAATCGGGCCTTCGCCGACTTCGATCAAACTTTTTAAGCCAGGCGTTCCGTTTAGGTGGACGACCTCGCCTTCTTTTCCCGTGCCGAGCTCATTGGTTTCAGGATAAAGATTCACCGAGCGCTGGCAGTCAACGTTCAGACTCTGAAGCGTGTAGCTTGGGCCGATGAACCCTTTAAACCGCATATCACGAACCGCCTTCTAGAAAGTCAGAAAGCGACCAGCCGAAACGACTGCGGTCACCCTGATACATGTCATCAGACTTAAATGCCGGAATGTCTTTTGCGAGATTTCGCATCTTTATTGCCATGAGTTTCTTTTCAGCAAGATCAGCAATCGCGGGCGTAAGTGTTCCGCCAAACTCATCAGCGAGTTCTACACATAGGTTGTAGGTGATGGCATCAATGTAGGCGACAGGGAGGTCAAGCTCGGTATTCACCGTTGCAACTGACAGAAGCGCTCCGAGCGTTTCGGTGTCGGAGAAGAGATCGCTTTGGCTCCATGTTTCTAACATGCCTTGAAGGCTAGTGAGGCCATCTTGAAGCTCTTCAGCTGATGGCGTCTCGCCCGAAGCCACAACTCCGAGCTTGCGAAGCGAGGAAGTGATAATGCTTCGAGCGGTTTTCGCCATTGATTAGCCTTTCTTCTCAAGCGCTGCGTACAAAGCCAGAAGTTCTGCCTCGCTCTTCTTCTTAAGCTGCGAATCTTTAAACCCAGCTGCTTTCAACGCTGCTTTAATCATGTCGAGGCCATTGCTTGCATGCGCCTCATGAACCGCGTGAGTGGCTTGTTCGCTCAGCCAATCTGCTGGGCTTTCCTTAAATTCGCCTACGAGGTTTTTGCGCTCTTCTGCACTGGCGACAATGACCCCAGGACCAGATTTCGGGTAAAGCCACTTTGGATATTCGATCTTCATAAGAGAGCCTCTCTTTAGAGGAGGAGGACCGCCCTCTGTGAAAAGGGCGGCCCAAGGTGACGGGCTTACATATGCAGGCGGCAAGCGAACTCAGGACGCACGGTCTTTTTGCCGTAGAGAACGTCAAGGCGCGACTTGAAGCTGCGGTCGCTGATGTCGAATCCGCGAACGAAGCTGATCGAGAGACCAACTTCAGGTACGGAAATGGTCGAAGCCATATCCATACCTTTGGGCTGCGGAAGTTCAACGAAGACGAGTTTGAAGGCATCGCGATGGAATGCGAGGTTTGCTGCCGACGTTGCGTTCGCAGTGCCGATAACCGTGATTGCTGCGCCGTCAGCCGGTGCTGCAGTCACAGTTGCGCTTGCGCCAGCGGTGACGATCGAAGGATAAATCGCAATGCCGCCCTTACCGTCTGCACCAGAGGCGAAATCAGCCGTTACCAGGAACTGCTGAAGCTGGCCAGTTGAGCGCTGGTTAGCCGGGTTAAGCTTATAAACGCCAGCGATCGTGAACACGTCGCCTTTGTTCAGGCGAGCCGCTGCAGCTGCAGTCCAGCCTTTAGTAACGAGCGTCGCGCCTGTTTGGCCTGCGCCATCAACCAGCGGAGTGCCGCCTTGTGCGCCAACAGTGAGACGATTCACGTTTTGCGACATGAACCAATCAAAACCAAGCGCCTGTCCCATCGAGCCCATGCGGTACTGCTCAGAAAGCTCTTTACCAGGGTTCAAGAGGCCCTTCAGAGCCGACACAGCTTTAATCTCAGTGCGCGGGTCAACGATGAGCGTGCGCTCAGGATCAGTCGGGCACGAGCCTTCATCAAGAATCGCCTTAGCTGTCAAAACCGTGTCGGCGTCGAGAGTGCCAGAACCAGGTGTGCCGGCCGCACCTGCGATGTCCATTGCAAGGCTCATGCAATCGTAATCGATCTCATGCGCAAGACGGCTCACTGCAGGCTTAAGGAAAATATCGCTGAACGATTGAATGTTGAGAGCCAAGTCAGACGAATCAAAAGAAACGTCAACGCCCTTCATCGTATCGATCGAAACCGAGGTGTATTCTTCGACGATGTCTTGAGCGGCGAATGTCTTTCCGGTACGGACCGAATACTTCGCAGGCTTACGAACACGAACGGTTTCGCCGATCTTACGATCTTGGTTCCATTCTTTGTTGAGTTCGCGGCCCATTTTCTTCGCGAACACCATATTATTCACGAGGACGCGAAGGGCTTCTTTGGTGATCATGTCAGCGGTCAAAAACGTGTTAGCCATTTTCTAAACTCCTTTAATATTAAAAGAACTGATTTCTCATTCGCTTTTCTTCTTCATTGCGGAGCTTGAAGAAATCGATAGTCGAGACGTTCGGGTCACTCACCTGCTTTTTCCCTTCGCTCTTTGAGCCAACAGGGTTTGGCGGTGCCGGTGCTTTCGTGGTTTTAAGTGGCGTAGCCTTCTTCGCTTCAAGACGCGCTTCGATCTTCGCCTCAAGCTTGCCAATCTCTTTGAGTTGGCGATGAGGTGGAAGTTCTGCGATCTCTTCAGCTAGGTCGGGATTCTTACCGAGTTCGTAAAGGAGTGCCGGACCATGATCGCTTTCAACGATTGCCCGCTCGACTGACTTATCAACGTCAATGCCAGCAAGCGATTGCACGGCTTCGGAATAATCCTTGTGCTCTTTTACGAAGTCTTTCGTGCGCTTCTCAAAAGCCTTTGCGATTTTGTCCGCTTCGGGCTCAGTCTTTGGGCCAAGCGACTTTTTCAGCTCATCAAAAGCAGGTGCGAATGCTTTACGCGCGCTGTATTCGCCTAGGGCAATCTGATAATCCTCGTAGGATTCATAATCATCTGCCTTCGGTCGGGCATCCTGATTGCCCTCTACCGCTTTACCCGCTGCTGCTGTGCTTTGAGTTTTGCCGCTCTGTGCGCCCATGGCTTGCGTTTTCCAATACTCAAGCTCTTGGCTCAAGTTCTGGTTCTTTTTCACAAGCTTTGAGATGCGCTTTCCGAATCCCTTTTGTTTTTCACCTTTGGGCTGATCTTCGTCGGAGGATTCGTCGGTATCGGCCTTCTCATCCTTCGTCTCGTCGCCCTCACCACTTGTCTCTTTCGCGTCTTCATCGGGTTCCGTACTTTGAGCTTCCGAGTTCTCTAGTGTTTCGTCGGAGGGTTTAGCCTCCGGCGCGGGTTTTTCTGTTTGGGTGCCGAAGAGTTCCGCTGCAGTGATTTCAGTAGCTCCACCGAGTGTTTCTGACATGTCACTCACTCCATGATTTCACCCGGTGATTGATACCCGCCGGTAGGGAAAGAAGGTTCATCCATAGGCTCAGCCTGTAGCCCCATCTCGGGACCCATAGGCATCGGCCCTTGGCCTTGAAATTGGTGTTCATATTGTTCTTGCGGCGGCGCCTCGGGCGCCTGAGCCATCGCCGCGTGCGCCTGATCTAAGAATCCAAGCCGCGATTGAAGGTCCTGGATTTGAAATGCCAGCGTCTGCATGGCGGCATTGATGTCGCCAACGCTTGCTTCAAGCTCCATTTTCTTGATCTCAAGATCCTTCTCGGCTTTAAGAAGTTCGATGCGCTCTTTCGAGTCGATTTCCATCTTCTTAGCAATGATCGGGTTCTGTGCTGCTTGAAGCTCGGCTTGAAGACCTTGAATCACCTGGCCCATCTGAGCCATCTGCGCTTGAACTTCAGGCGGCACAGGCGGCTGCTGCTGCTCGCCTATAATTTGCGGCGGGATCGTGCGCTTGATTCGCTCAGCAATTTCTTGAGCATGCGGCCAATCCATTGCCTTGATCATGAGGTCGCCTGCAGACTGCGTGAATTGCGGATTGGTTTTCGCAACTTCCATCATCGACTGCGCAGCTTCTTGGCGCTTCGTAAGATAAGACGGGCCCGTCTGAATACGGACATCGTACTTGCCAGCTGTCAGGTCATAGATCATGCCGTTCATTTCAGGATTCTCGGCATTGACCGTTACAGTTTGAATCTCGTCAGAATTGCCGAGGATTCTCACCGCACGTTTTGCGTCGTACACCTTCGGAATCAGATCAACGAGAATGCGCCCGCAATGCGCAAGGCTCGCGTTCAAATGATCTTGATAGTGGAAGTTCGCAGTCTGCCCTTGCATCGTACGCCGAGCGATAGCAACGCCAGACGTTTCGTTTGAGCGTGCGCCAAGCGAAGCATCGAAGATGCCGGTGGCAGACTTTAGGTTTTCCGCCATCTGCGCCGAAGCTTGAGTGATCGCCCCAATGTTCGCTTCAGCCATCACGCGACTAGGGACATAGCCAGACTGATCAGGATTAAACGGCAAATATGGAAGGTTCTCGTTCGACTGATCCCAGACAGATTTGAGGTTCTCAATGTTCTTTAGAGTCACGAGCCAGGGCGCCTTGGGCGCAAGTGCGATTGCCTCAATCTCAGAGCTTGAGAGAGCATTAAACGCCATCTGCGGGTCTCTGGCATCGGCTACCATACCTTGGCGATTGATCTTACCGTCTAGGTAGAACTCTTCGCCATAAACCGGAACGATCGGTATCCAAAGGCCTGCCCAATCGGTCGACTCAAGAATCTCTGTGCCGTTGGTCTTTACCCATTTAACCGATTTGACGCTAACTTTCCGCGTGCGCCCTTCAATTACCGTGAGGCCACTCAGCGAAAGAGCATCAAGATCAAGTTCGTCTTCAAGTACCGATTGTCCGTTGGATAAAAGTAGAAGCGTCTTTGGCGTGTACTTGGAATAGAAGTACTCCGCAATGCGAAGCGATTTATCGTTTAAGATAAATGGATTCTCTTCGCCACTCCATGAGTCCATTGATGCAAGCTTAGAGTCACCAAAAAGGCGCTTAAACTTATCCTTAGACATTTCATCAGTAACGAACGCCCAGTCAGAGTCAGAGCCGTCGAGCTCCGTCGAATGCGGGTCAAAGTAGACTGATAGCGGATTGACCACGCGTTTGATCTTGATCTCTTGATCGAATGAGTTGTCGTTTTCGTAATCCGTTAGAATCCTGAAATAACCAAATCCGCCAGTGACTGAATGTTCAAAAGCAGTCGAGAACGCTGATTTTGAGTTCGAAGCGTTCAAGATGTAGCGAATCATTCCTTGAATGACTTCGGCCGTCTTCGGATCAGAAGCGTCGTCAACAGGCACGACATCGGGCGAAGGGCTATTCTGGCGTTGATCATTTGTGATCTGCCGAATAGTGGGATTTATTCGGTTAAAGACAAAGCACGGCCGCCCGCGCTCTTTACGCTTTCGCATGTCGACATGGTCCCATTGATCGCCGTAGCGAAAACCCATATCGCGTTTAAAGGCTTGTCGCGCATTGCTAGATGCGTCTTCAGCCTCTTTGAATCTCTCTTTGATTTCTTCTAGAAGAACACTATCTTCAGCCATTGCCTCTAGCGTTCGGCTTAAAGCGGTTTACATCAAAGTAAACCCGCGCTCTGTGCGCTTAAAATCCAAGGCCTGATTCATAAGAGCCGTAGCGAACGCCGATCGTTTCGGGTGTGAATAATTCTTTGGCTTTCGTCACCGGGAAGGCAAAAGACAAAGCCAAGGCATCGGCACGGTTTGGCGATTGAATGCCTCTCGCCTTCATGTCTTTCTTAGCTTCGATTTGCAGCTTTCCGTCCATTCGAGGGACCGTTTCAGGGCCTATCAGTTCCGAGTGAAGCTGCGGATCTTTTTGGATTGAACCGCCAGCCTTGAGCCAATCACGCATGAGCTTCCACATTTCAGCACGCTTATTGAGGCAACCGGCATCGTTTGCTTTCTCGGCGAACCACACGAGCTGCCAACTGCGGCCCATCGTTTGCCCGGCTGAGACAATGCCGGTTCCATAGCCTGCGTCTATAAAGACTTGATCAGCTCTCTCTTCGTCTTCAATCGAAGCTATGAGCGACGCCATTTGCATGTCGTTATCGTTCTTTGTAATCGTGCGCATGATTTTAAAGTTTAAACCTTGGCGCATGCCTATCACAAACTCGTCGTCACCCTCCCAAGCCGGGTCAACAGTGATGATCTTCGGCGCGAAGTTATACTGCTCTTCTTTGAGCTCGCGATTGTAAGCGGCGTCGACATCCTCAAGCGAGATGAATTGCTTGAAGCTTGCCGAAGGAAAAATGCCGCGCACACGAACCTTCACGAAGTCCGAGTCAACGCCATAGTCATCAATCCATTTCTGAATCTGCGCTTTGTTCGTGCCCTCGACTTCGCGAGAGTCTATCTGTCTACCTAACCAACGGTGTTTGAGCCGTCCAAAGCAGTCTCTGAACCGCCCGGTGTTTCGAGTCGGGTTTCCGAACGCAATCCAGATGATCTCAGTCTCTTCATCAGTCAAAGCACCTTCGGCAACTTCCCAAACTCGGTCAGCGATTGCCGAGGCTTCGTCGAAAATGAGGATGATTCGCTTTCGCTTGTTGTGTAGTCCTGCGAATGCTTCTGTATTGTTCTCAGACCATGTGACCGCATCGGCTCGCCAACTCTTCTCATGCTTCGGGTCAACCGATGCAAGGGCCGTCGCTGTAAAACGAAACCAATGGGCGTTAATCGCCAATCGATGCCATTTCCCGATCTCAGGCCATGTCTTTGTGCGAAGCTGAGTCTCAGTGTTCGCTGTGACGACAACCTTGCAGTCCTCGCATGTGGACATTCCCCAATTGATGATTTGACTGATGAGTGCTGATTTTCCAATGCCGTGCCCGGACGCAACGGAAACCATCAGCGGCGTGTGTCGAGTCGCTGGGTTTTTTAAATGATCGCGAATGTCTGATAGAACTTCAGCCTGCCATTTGCGCGGGCCTCGTTCGCATTCAAGCTCGCCATTACCCCAAGGAAACGCACAACGCACGAAACCTAGCGGATCGTGAGTGAAGTCGGTTAAAAGCTTAATTAGCTCTAACTCTTGGTTACTCACCGTCAGCTATTCGCTTTCTTGCCTCTGCAATCTTTGCTGCAAGTTCCACATTCCCAGAGTGCTCAATATCTTGCTTGTCGCGCTGGCCTAAGTGCTGCTTCCCAAGCCAAATAAGCATCGTGATATTGCCGGTCATTGCCATTTCGTATTGCTTGCGCCGAAGCGACAGGCGACCTTGACCGGATTTCTTTTTATATACCTCCGCAAAATTGGCGCCGTATTCGCGCTTGCAAAATCGGTCAATCGTATCAACCGAGCAATCGAAGAATTCCGCAATGTCTTCGCATGTGCAGAATAGGCCGCAAAGCTTCTCGAACTTCTCTTTGTCGATTTGAGTCGTTGGCCCTTTTGGTCCTGTCTTAGCCATTCAAAAGCTCCGCTTTCTTGCCGGTGTACTTCTCCCAGCGGGCAACGATGACATCGCAGTAAAGTGGGTCGAGTTCCATGCTGAAGTTTCGGCGGCTTGTTTTCTCGCACGCAAGGAGCGTTGAGCCTGACCCGCCAAAGAGATCCAACACAGATTTGCAGCTACCGCCATAGTTCTCAAATACCCACTCCGCCAGCGCGACCGGCTTCTGTGTCGGGTGAACCCTTTTCTCGCCGCGCTCACTCGCCTTAATCATGCCCTTCCATTGATGCCGACAGATTCGAAGCTGCTTATCTGAGTTCGTCCAAGCAAGCTCTCCATCCGCAAAGAAGCCTTCGCCATTCTCTTTGTCCCAGCATATCCAGCCAGAAGAGTCTGACAGCTTTGAGGCATAGAAGTTCGCACCCCAAAATACCTGCACAGGGATCTCCAACGCCTGACAGAGATTGAACGCATCGACCGCCGTATCAATTGAATCGTCGCCAATGATAGGCGCATAGGTTCCGCGCTTCGCTGCTCCAGCGATTCCGACCGAACCTTCATTGATGAGCTTCCCATGAGGCTGCACGACGTTCATCCCATATGGCGGATCTGTATAAACCATGTCCGCCTTCTCGCCAGCCATCAGCCTCTCAACGTCATCAATGCTCGTCGAATCACCGCACATCAACCGATGCCGTCCAAGCCGATAGATATCTCCGCGCTTAGTTTTTGGCTCAACTGGCGCAGCAGGCACCTCGTCTTCGTCAGCTTGAGGTTCGAACTCTTCCGGCAGTTTGAAATCAGGAATGCCAAGCAGGTCAAAATCAAAGTCCGGCCCAAGATCGAGAACGTCCTTTAGAACCATCGACAAATCAGTGTCCGATAGCTCAGCGATTTTATTGTCCGCTACCATGTCAGCGTATTCGTCGGCCTCGTTCGCATAGTCTTGTCGATCTACAGGTGCTTTATCCCAGCCGTTAAGCTTTGCGGCCTGCAATCGCCCATGGCCCTTCGTGATGAAGCCTGAGCGGTTCGACACGACAATCGGCGAACGCCACCCTTGATGCGCCATGATCTTAGCGAGAAGCTTGATCTGATCTTTCGGATGCTTGTTCGCATTCTTCGGGTTTGGGACTAGCAGGTCAATGTCCACAAGTTCACTGTGCGCGCACTGGACTTTCATTTCTGATTTCGCCATGCCATGATTTTTCTCTGGCTCCTGGTTTACATCAATGTAAACACACGCGCGGTTTACTTTATGATTGATTTTCTATGCTGCGAACTTATGGTCAAAGCATGGAACTGAAAGACAAAGTTCACGAGATGATTTCTGATTTTGATTTTGAGAAACAAGTCTCAAGGCAAGATCGTTCGCCGCTCACGATTTGGGTTCGTCCAGAAGAGCGCCTGAAATACGACATTCTTCAGGCGAAGAGTTGCCGACGCTTTTCAAAGCTTGTCCAAAGCGTGGTTCGCGAAGCGATTCGCCAAGCTGAGACGAATCAATCTAGCTAACGCGACAGCTCTTTGTCGGCGTTTTTTCGTTGAGACAAACGGTAGACGGATAGTCTATGATTGCCGAACTTTATGCGCATATTATGCAAGTTACTTCTGCCGCTTCTCTCTAAGAGCCAGTTTCTTTAGCTCTTTTCCGATCACGAATTTAATCCATGTTTGATAAGGCAGGTTATCTACGGCCGCTGCCTCTTTGATAGCAGCGAGCAGATCCTCGTCAATTTTGATTGATATTGCTTTTGTTGCCATATCAAAACTCGATAATTTCGGCGTTTGCCGCGCTATGTGCAATCTCTGCGATTGTCCAGCTGTCGCCGCCAAACTCAAGACCAAGATCGCTCGTTGTTACCGTGTCACTGTACTCGACACTTGAGATTATCGGCGTGAGGCCAAGCTCTTTTGCAGCTCGAATGCGATGGCATCCTTCGAGCGCGACATACATGTCATAACACGGCATATACACAGCCTTAACTTCAGGCGCGCCAAGCTTTCGCATTTCAGCTTTCACATTTTCCACGTGCTGCGGATCGAAGCTTTGATGTAATAGTGCTATTCTCATTGTTCGTTCTCCTCATCTTCGATCGGAATATATTCGGCTTCGTTTTTAATTATATTTGCTACTTCAACTAGATATTTGCTCCATTGCGCTTCGCTAACCTCGTCTGTGTCAGAAACACAGTCTCGGCTCAGTAAACTCAACATCACTCCCGCTTCATTTAAAGAGTAAGTGTCGCCCATCATTTCGCACAAAATGTCCATATTGATTTTATTCATTTTCATAAAATTATCACTCTCCTAGTTCGCTCAATTGCGACTACTCATTCAGTATATGCGCGGTATATACCAATAGCAAGGCATTTCTGCTTAATTTATAAGCTATTAGAATCAACAGGTTAGCCGTGGGATTTACTTCAGCGCCTCTTGTGCGATTTCATCGACTTCAGGCTCATTGGTCCAAACGCAGATCTTCTCAAGTGCCTTCCGATAATGATCAGCCAACACTTTCGCGACAACGTTGATTTTTACTGGCGTTCCGCAATCTGACTCTAATTTTGTGCCTGAAATATATGGAGCATCCGGATCAAACGTGAGTTCCCAGACCAGCTTTTTGAGGTCCGCCTCTTCACCGATAGTTCCGAAATATTCTTTGTTTATTGTTTTTAGCGCTTCATTATCAGCCTCAAGTTCCATAGCTCGCGCTTCGGCCCTTTCGAGTTCATCTAGTCGTTTTACGCTGATAGTAGTCACGCTTTCAGCCGTATTGTTGAGTGCTAAGTGACGCTTCTGTGCTTCGGTCCAGTCCTGGAACATCTTGACGTACTTCTCACGCCATTCAATTGCAGCGAAGCCATTCATCGCGCTATCGAGCGCGTCACCAATAAGGTCGTCGGCTAGGTCGAGATGTTTCCATATCTCACTCACCGCCACGGATGCGACGGGGTTTGTGGAGAGGGTATTCATAGTAGTAAACTCTTTGTGTGCGTCCCATCCGTTATCAAACTGAATTGCTAGGTTTCTCCACTGCACATGAAACGCCTCATCGCAGTTCGCGCAAATGTGACCGATGGCAATATCTTTGGCGTTTTCCTTAAACTCATCTTCGTTCGAAAGCACTTCAGAGATGGTTTCTTCTTTTGCTGCAAATTTCTCCTCATTTTTTGCAGAAAGATACCCACGCTCAAAACCTCGCACCTCGACCGATGCTAGCCAGTGATCGTCGAATCCAATTGGGATACCTAGTCGGAAATAATCGAGGCAGGTTTGGCGGTATTTTTCCACCAACTCTCTCGGAGGCACTTCGGGGAGGGTTTGAGACGGCTCACTCATCTTGCACCCCGCACGTTTGCCGTAAATTCGTCGCGATAATCTTCCACGGCTAAATCGATGAGAGTTTCGAGTCTCACATCTAACAATTTAGCTAATTGCCTAAACATATAATATGGAATTGGAGCGCGTCCATGTTCCCAATTCCATACCGATTGATTGCTACTATAGCCCAACGGATATGAAATTTCCTTCATCAATAGGCCCAGTTCCTTGCGGCGTTTTCTTACGAAGTTTTTAAGCTTCATTTCAAGCTCACCCAGGTTATGAATCCTACACATGCAAACATCGTCGCGATTACAAAAGCTTCAGGCCAATTCATGTTTTATCTTTCTCAAGTTATCGGGATCAACGCATACAAGTCGGCCCGTCTCGTCGATCATCACTTTGTCATACTTCGCCATGTGCTGAACGAACGTGACGGGCACTCGCTCTCTAGGTCTCGCCGTGCTTTGATACTTTTGTCTACGCCAGATTAGTTTCTCGCCTGGGGCGTGAATCACTTGATCACCTGGAGATTTTCACTCAGCACGTTTTTCTTCCTGCCATCTTCGAGTTCAATCGTCACGCGAAGCGAACCCACCTTCACGACTGTCGCAGGGATTTTCGCTTTGATCTTGTGCGTACTCACGCCGCCTGAGAAATGGTAGAACAAGACTTTATCGCCTGGCTTCACTTCAAAAAGTCCTCAATATTTGGGCCGACCAAAATGCTTGGCGGTGTCGGGAAGATCCTTCCGTCATTTAACCGCCATAAGTGCAGACAGTGCTTGGCGAGATTGATGTATTGAGATTTCTTTGGATGAAATTGAACGACGATATCTTCGTCATCAAAAAAGAGGTCTTTCACTTTGCACATCTCATCCCAGGTTGGGCATCGGAACGACAGGGAAACTGAAATATGCTGCCAATCTTCATTTTCAGAAGCGACCATTACCGATAGTTTCGGACCTGTCGCCGAAGTCGGAATTTCAAACCAACCATATTTGTCGCCAGCTTTATGAGGGAAACCCCTCGGATGAGGCTTTCTGTATTTTTCTGCCTTTTCAAAATTCACGCAACACCTTCCACATACTCACAAATAATGATTTCGACGCCTGGTTCGCATCTCTCATTGAAGAACTTCTCGGCCTTCACACGCATGAATTGCTTGTCGTCGTGAATCACGCGCGCTTTCTTCAGCGCATCAGCTGGGCCTTCGATGAGATTCGAAACGTCTGCCTCTGCCATGTGGTTCTGAAAAAAAAAGTTGAACTGCACGGCTAAGTGCCCTTTGAGCGGCGCTTTCGGCATCATTGCTGAATTTGCCAGCGCTCGAAGTGCTATCTGCTCCCATTGCACGAAGCGAGCTGAGTAAATGACGTGCTTTGAATGGCCTTGGCCCACAACTCTCTGAGTATTTTTTTTGATGATACATCGCCCTGGTATCCAAGCGCTAAAAAGTTTCACGGCAACTCCCGCCAATCGTCATGTGATTCTTCAGCACCATGCAGAGCGAGCAATAGCATCTGAAAGTGATGGACCTTCTCAATGTTTTTAGACCAGTTGTTTAAGGCCTGCTGCCCTTTCATTCTCGTTAGACCGCGCGTCTTCACATAGTGATGAATCCCGCCTCTAGGCAAAGTCTCTAGATGTCCATTATCAATTCTCAAACCAACTCCGCCGCAATCAACTAACACTTTGTAAAACCACAAGTCCTTCGGAACTTTGACTGTGTATACAGTAAGAGTTGGGAAATGCCTCAACGCCAAGAGTTTAGCTTGTTTCAGGCGGACGCTTCCTTGCTCAAGGCGATCGTCATGAAGAGAGAAAATGCAATTGCGCAGAATCTCGTTCTCATCTTTCAAATCGCGAATCAGCTCGTCTTTGTCCATCTGTTCGTTGATAAAGAACGCAGCATCGATGCTCGAAACTTTCGGATCAATTTTCATCAAATTCACTTCACGACTCCAGCGAACACCTTCGGACCTAGCACACATGCGATTCGTAATGCGACTTCTAAACTTGTTCGGTAGCGCCCGGTTTCAATCGAACAAATTATTGATCTTTCCATGCCAATCATTGCTGCTAGTTCTCTCTGCAGGAGCTTCCGATCCTTTCTCAATCGCCTCACATTAATTCCGAAACGATGTTCAAGCGGGGACGCCCTCAATAATTCTCTATCGATCATTTCACCCTCGGCTTAGTCGGCGGTTTCTTCGGGCCCGTGCCCCAAGTATTCTTTCGGCTGATCGTCACAGCATCGAATGCCGGCCGTTTCTATCGCGTGATCTTCCCGCCATGGTTCAAGTAGTCCATCAGCAATTCGTCGAGCTTCGCCCGAAGCAAAGACTTGTCGCTTCGGACGATGCCGTCGAAATCGCGGTCGCAAATGTGCCGTGACGTGAAGTCGTCTTTCTTCAACTCACTTTCCCTCGTGGAAATGAACACCGCTGCATTTCCTCGATTCGCTGTCGCAAATATTCAATATCGACCTTCGCATCGTGATACTTGCGAGCGAACCTATCGCGGTCGTTTGTTATTTCCTGAAGAGCTTTTTCTAATCTTTTGTTTTCTTCAATGAGCATGATTTCAGCGCGAGAAGAACCCACAGGCTTTTCAACAACTAAATTTGATTTATCCACAGGTCACTCGTCCCGCTTCGACTGAATGCGTTTGAGAAGATCAGCGGCGCTTGTGAGACCTTGCGTCGGTGTCGCATCGAGCATGAGGGCCGTCGCACCGGGTAAACCAGGCGGCTGATCAAGCCGACCGGCGCGGGCAAGCTGAGCTTGTGTCTTCGCAAGATCGCGTGCCTGTGCTTGAAACGTGCCGATGTCGAGTTCTGAGCCGAGCGATTCGCAAAGCCTCTGCCAGCCGCCGTATCGCTGAACGACAAGCCAGCCGAGTTCGCCGATCCATTCGCGCGCCTCTGTGCCCCGCATGTAACCGAACTTCGAAATCGCTGCCATGACTCGCGATGCTGCCTCACGCGCCATTGCGTCATCGTCGAGTTGTGGTTCAAGCATTGCGCGGACGTCAGCGGGCATCGGCATTACCCGATTTTTCGGATTGGCCCTATACGCGCGTAAAGCGTCTATAACGGGCGCCAGTGGAAGATCCACCAAATCCTCGGCATACATCCGCAAAACCTCGTCATCGAGCTTTAAACGATAATAAGCGGCATACATGGCAAAGGTTTGTGCGAGTCGGGCGGTTTCTTGCGAGTTCATTTCACCACCCCGAGTCGCGCAATCTGATTTTTCAGCGAGTCGGAAGCTTCGGCACTCCGAGCGTCGCTAGAAGTGATGACTCGCCTTGTGAGCCACTCCGTTCGCAACTTCTCTGCATCACGCAGCATGAGCCCTACCGAATGTCCGCTCGTGACATACAGGTAGCCGTTGTGCTGGACGTAAAAAGAAGCCACATCGGGCGCCTCTGCAGCCGGTATTCGCGAAACGAACTGCTTGATTTGGCCCGCCGCTTTGCCATTCCACGTTGCTGGCGCTTTATAGCGGGCCTCGTAAGCTTTGCGGTACGCCTGCCAAACTTTCGCTGTTGGCGACGGAGGCTCCACGTTTTGCGCCTGTGGCTCATCGAGCCCAGCGCAAGAATTACTTAATTCAGAGCTAGGAGTATTGAGATAAGAGATAGGAGAAGAGAGAGAAGAGGAAAGAGTAAAGAGGTTTGGATTGGCTTGGAGGGTGCTTGGATTTTCTCCAAGCGACGCTTGGTCACCGCTTGGAGGGTGCTTGGGCGTTTTGTCCGCTTTTTTAGCAGAAAGCAGTCTCCCCCTGGAGTCTCGTGGACGTTTTGCAGAGGTCTTTCCGCCTTTCTTGCCATTTTCTCGTGCTTCGAAAAGCCACTCGAACTGCTTTTCGCTTCCCTTGACATACACTCCCCCATCACGAAGTTCAGCCAGGCCACCTTTTGCGTAGAGGTCTTCGGGAAGATTTCGGTCGTAAAAGGCCTCAAGCGGTATCAGCTTGCGGTCCGGGTACCAGTATTTCTGAGCGAGTTCGTAAAGTTCCCAGACGATCCCTTTCGCCTTTTGGCGATCGCCAACTGAAATAAGTAAGTTTTGAAATCCTTCTTCTTTAAAGAGCGCATCATCGAAGTTGAGTCTTGCCACTGCTGTCTCCCATGCGCCATTCGATCGTCCGCGATCATCAAACCCTCCCCAGGGCAGGCGCTGAAACTAAGTTGTGAAATCTGATTGATTGATCGAAGTGATGAGGGCGAATGGGAGGTCCGCGTTCAGGTTTGTCTAGTAGACAAATCAGTAGACAAAAACTCGGCGCCGGAAGGCTGGTGTTTGTGTCTAGACTGACATGTCCGCGCCTGAACCCAAAACGGCTGAACTGCCTAGGCAAAAGGCCGTTTTTTCGGCCCATTTCTCTCAGGTTAGATTTGAAGGTTTGTACACAACTGACAGGAGTGGAGGTGGTAGAGGGACTGTGCGAGTGGTTTTGTTTTCCTCCGTAAAATACGCTTGTTACCGGATTCTTCCCTTTTTGGTAGACAAAGAATAGACAAAAACCACCCTTGAGGCGCATTACTTCCGGCCTCCGAATTGTCTATTCATGAATGCTGATTTTGATTCGAGACTGACCTTGTTGGCGTAGGTCTTCTCATATTCTTCGAGCGACATGTCGAGGATCTCGCAGGCCACTTTCCAGGGCCAACCTTCCTCCGCCGTCATAGTCGCAAACGTCTTTCTCAGGTCGTGAAACCGAGCATCGTATTTGCGCCGAGGAATGACACCGGCAATGTCCCTGACTTTGTACCACGTCTTATCAAAAACCTGGTCCGAAAGATACCGGCTCGGATCCGACGGCATCGGGAAAATGAATTTCGACTTGAGATGTGCATTGGCCTCAAACTGGTACTTGAAAGCCTCGACTACTTCAGAGACAAGCGGCACTTCCCGCCACTTGTGGTTCTTGAAAGACCATACGTGCATGACCGCCTTATCGAGATCGACCTTCTCACGTTCAAGCATTAGGAACTCATTCATGCGAAGGCCACACAACAGACCAAGCCTCAACCCAAGTCGCGCGCGCGCTGCCAAGAGTCTTTTATGGCGCGTCGTGGTGCCTCCGACTTGAGTCGTTAAAAAGTGCTCCCATGCGCCCAGCATTGCTCTTTGCTCAGCTGATGTATAGACACGACCGGCTTTCACATAACGCTTATTTTTTCGGATGATTTCGTCGAGGTCTCCGAGTTCTTTAAAGTCAGGAAGCTCGGCAATATGCTTTCGCTCAACCAAGAAGCGTCCAAACATCTTCATGAAGTCGAAAGTCTTTTCGAAAAGGCGACTCGCCTTGTGCTCAAGATACGCCTTTTTGTAGGCTGGCATGTTCTCAGTCTTAAAATCGGCGGCGGTCTTCCCACGCCAATAAAACGCCATTCCGTTGCGCCAGGCTTTGGCATAGTTGTCTTTGGTGGCTTGCTCTTTGCCTTCAGTTTTTAATTCTGAGAGTTCTTTGTAAAGGTCCTCAAGGAGCGGATTCGTTACGCCTCTGCGCTCCCGCTTGATCGCCGATTCAGTCTTTCCAGTCCGCCGCTTCTCAAGCTCGATCTCGACAATTTCACGTGCCTTCGCGATGCCATCGACCTTGCCGGTCTTGAGATCAATCTTGCCGACCACCCCGGTCGCGATCTTGTGGTGAACGCCATTGTGAGACTTGCGATAGGTGATTCTTCCATTCGCAGGACAAATGTAATACCCCTCGTATTTTTCGAGGCGCACAAGTTCCTGTAATGGATTTCGTTTAGCTTCACTCATAGCAAGTCTCGCTTTTGTTAGCCGACCTGCTGGCGTTGCTTTGCCCACTCATCGAAGTCAGATTCTTTGAACTTCAACAGGCGTCCGAATTTGTAATGTGGCAACCCAAACTGTTTTGCCGCTTTTTTGATGAAAGTGACTGAGAAACCTTTTCGCTTTGCAATTTCTTCTGTTGATAAGAATTCAGCCCCCACGCTGTCCTCCACTCATGATGTTCGACTCAATGAATTCTGGGCAGGAGGGGATCCATCGCCGAACTTGGCCCCCGTGGCCGGGATAACAAGTTTCTTTCGGCGACAGAGCCTGCGCAGAATTCATTCAATCGAACTAGTTGAGACACTGGCAGGTCTTGAGCATCGCCGTAGCTACGATTCAATTCGCTCAACTCTCACCGCCAAACGTCTCAATTGAACCGACGAAGCAGAGCAGGACTCGCTCGTTTTAAGGACACGCCCCGCCGGTTCAATTCAAACGCCAGTCTTGCGACTGAACACCTCGTCACTTTCGATTATCCTTCGGCGATTAAGATAATAATCAATCGCAGCTTCCATATGGGCGCGGTCTACAAGAGATAATTTTTGCCCGAGTTTTTCGCTCAAACGAGCGATCTGGAAATCGATCTCTCTCACTTCTTTTCGCGCAAGTTTAAAATCTGTTTTGTTCATGTAGCCTCCTTTTTTCTCAGCGTCTTACTTCAACGATCCCCACACCATCGCAGTTATCGCATTTTTCGCCTATGCCCTCGCACACCACGCATAGCGTGTATTCGAGGCAGTGACCGACTTTTCCGCAACACGAAGCCACGGCGCGATCGTCAGCCGAAACTGTTTTTCTGCAATACGGGCAACGATAGAAACTCGTCGAGTTTGGACTCCGACTCTTATCGCGTGCGTATTTTTCTGCCCACGTCTGTTCGTTGTCTGTCATGCTTCCCGCTCCGCCTTCTCTTGCTGTTCGCGTTCCTTTGCGACGTTTGCCCAAAATGCGGCATCAGCTGTGTTCAACTCGTGCATGACTTCGCAAACCTGAGCAGCAAACTCGTTCGGATTTATGATCCTGCATTCGACGAGAAATGTGAGATTCGAAATTCTCGCCAGAGCTTGATTAGCTGTCATAGACCAAACCTCCGTTGATCAGGCCGCTCGTCTTCCACGTATCGAGCGCCGTAAATGTCGAACTCGCTCACGATAAACTCGTCGTCAGTGCTAAAGCCTTCACCAACTCCTGGAATCGGACGATTCGTAGGCTCGCCGAGAGCCTTCTTCTCGTTAATGTGATCAACAAGTGATTGAAGCATTGCTTGAACGCGAGACTCCCATTCTGCCTTTGTCATGAGAACTCTTCGTTCTGCCAAGCCTCGCCGAGCTTCAATTCGTCAGCATACGCTGAGAGATTTGCTTTCAAAGAAATGGCATCCTGGAACAATGGCTTATTTTGTTTCTTTGCTTCGTCTTCGAGCCAATGCACAAACTTCTGCATCGCAGGTAAACCGTCTTTGTCGACGGCTTCTTGGATCGTCATGTCTTTATATTTCTTCCCGAAGGTAATGACGAACGCGCCGCCTTGACCGGCTGACTTTTGCTGTTTCGAAGGCTGAATATGATTTGTTTGCTTCGGAGCTTGTGTCTTCTGCTCATGGTTCGAAGCGACGTTGCCGTCGTCATCGGTCTGGCTAATATTGCATAAAGCCGCGAGCGCAAAACGGCGAGAATAAGTCATTCCTGAGCCCAGCCCATGCGCGTTCTGTTTCTCTGTCATGATCGGAGTAAACGAGCGCAACCATTCGCCGGACGTGTGGGCAAGCGTAGTAATAAGAACGAGCCGTCCAGTTTCGTCGCTGTCAGGCTGTTGAATAACGACAAGTCCTTGCTCAGCGAGCGGAGCTTTCGTCGCATTAATGACGCTTTCCAGAGTTGCATAATCACTCTTAAAGTGACCGTTCTGCGCGTCCTTCAGAGCATGCCCGATGTTCGCTTGCGCCTTCACGAGCGCACCGATTAATGTTGCGATGCTAGGCGATTGAACCTCTCTCATGACTGAAACTCCTTCATTTCCTAGGCGTAGAAATACCCATCAACACGCAAAACCTTGCGTGCTTAATAATTTCGCAATAATTTGTGCCGTCAGTTTGGTTTTAGCTGCTCTGTGAGAGTGGAAATAGCTCGTCGACTGTATAGCCGGTAACTCTACAGACTCGGTCCATCGTGCCAGCATGCGGAGCGTGGTCATAGTCACCACGAGCCGCCGTGTTGATCCATTGGCGCGATACAAGCGCTTCCTTTGAAAGTCGCGTCCGAGAATGGCGCCCTTCAGCGCCAAGCCAAGCTCTCAATTTTCGTGCGTCAACTCGTCTCATATACAGAGACTTTAGCACGCAAAGCTAAAAATGGAAGTTGTTTTTAGCTTAACAAGCAAATTTTCTCTTTTGGCGCTAAACGCTAGAGTTAAGATATGAAAAGGACTAACGAAATCATCGCTGAAAATGTTGCTCGACTGAGAGAGTCTAAGGGACTTTCTCAGACTGATTTAGCGGGAAAAGCGAAGGTTTCGTTACATACGGTGTTCCGAATTGAGCACGCAAACGAGAATGTTAGACCGAACAGCATTCGTGCCGTCGCAGGCGCCTTAGGCACGACTCTCGAAGCGCTTGAGGTACCATTCGAGACGATTCCCAGTCTTGCAATCCCCGCGAACGCGGCTGCTGCAAGCACATCTGGCATCGAACTCACAGTCGACGAAATCAAGGCAGCGATTGCTGAAGCTCGCATTGAAGGCAGAGGGATTGAGCGCCTCCGCCTCGAAAACGAAGCGCTCAAGGCTGAGATCGAGAAGCTAAAAGCAAACGGCCCTGTGGCTCAGGTTGATCCTCGTATCACAACGATGATCAAAATCTTCGGAGCCGACGGCTTTGAATTGCTTTTGAATGTTAAAACATTGACCGCTGCGCAAGGCGCTCTTGACGGTGCGTCTCCAGGTTTTTTACACAAACGTCTTCGTGAAAAAGAAGACACTCCTTCAAATCATCAACTGATTCGGGATCGCAAACAAAAACCTTGAGGCTTTCGACCAGAGCGACGATTTCACACATTGGATATTTCTTGTAATTCGCGAGCATACGCGCAGCATGGGCGTATGTCGTTAATAGTTCCGTCCCAATCGATACAACGTCTTGCAATTTTAATCGCGCTCGCGGAATTTCACTGAGTGTCGAGTGTCGAGTGTCGAGTGTCGAGTGTCGAGTGTCGAGTGTCGAGTGTCGAGTGTCGAGTGTCGAGTGTCGAGTGTCGAGTGTCGAGTGTCGAGTGTCGAGTGTCGAGTGTCGAGTGTCGAGTGTC